GGAGGCCAGCCATTCCAGCATGGCCTGAATGTCAGGGGTCTTGGTTTCGTTCATTTCAGCTCCTTCTGCGCCCTGGCCTTGACAAAGGAGATGAACTCCTGCCCGTGGTCATTGACACAACGTTCGCCCCAGTGGGGGCCTCGTCCGTCCTCCCGCACGCCCCGGCCACAGGGCAGCCGGTAGTACTGGGCGGCGGCGTAGGGCGTGGCCTGCACGATCTGCCCACTGCCGAGAACGGTATGATCGTTCGTGCTGCCTGCCAGAGCGCCGGTGCGCAGGGGGATGTATGGTTTTACCAGCCGGACAAATTCGCCGTCGGCCTCCTTCTGGAGCCGTTCAAAGGCTTCCGTGTACCGCCCGGCGAGGTCTGCTTTCCAGCAGATGCCGAGGTTCAGGTTGCCCTTCTGCCCCAGCTTGACATCTGCGGGCTGGTTGATCTTCAGCAGAGGGTTGGCCATCAGCTCACCTCCACATACCAGTGAGGGCAGTGTCCGCTGCGGTTGTCCTGGACGCACGTTACCGTCCCGGTGCGCCCGCTTGGCAGAAGCACCTTGTCCTCCAGCGCTACTGTCCACTGACGGCCCCGGAGCGTGGCCTCTGCGGCCTTGAATGCCTCGGGGGTGAGGAACGTGCTGCCAGCCGGATTGGGGCTCTCAGCAGCCCCGGAGGGGGCTGCTGTGGTGTGGCCGGGAAAGATGCAGAACGAAGTCTGCTCCTGCCGGGCAAAGCCGGGGGTCTCTACGTGAGCGCTGCTGACTTCACGACAGCTGACACCGGACAGTACTGTGGTGTAGCTCTTGCTCACAGTGCCCTTGCGGATGATGTGAGTGATGGTGACAGTCTGGTCTGCGCCGAGGGGCTTTCGCATCGGTCGGCCTCCCTTCAGCGTCTGCGGGGCGGGTGGTACACGCCGCCCTGGTACAGCATCCAGCGGGTAACCGGGGCGCTCAGGGTCTGCTCCACGATCTGCTGCTGCCGTGCGCCGAGGTAGGATTGCATATCCAGCCCGGATGCATAGCTCTCAGTGTACCCGTGGTTGCTGACGCTGGTCACACCGTCCCAGCTGGCGCTGACCTCTTCTGAGAGGGCCACCAGCCGGGCCTGGCACAGGGCCAGAAGCTCTGTCTGCTCCGGCTCAGCTGCGATGCTGGCGCACCAACGTGTAGCGTTCTCGATGAAGAGCGCCGCGTCGATGGCCATTGGCGTGAACTGCGGCTCAGTCAGACTGCTGTCTGGGTACTTCTCCTTGAAATCGGAGTAGGTCAGCCAGCTGTCCATAGGTTACGCCTCGGCAAAGTTCGCCTTGGGAATGGTGATCTTACCCATGCGGACGTTCTTGTGGTCAAACTTCAGCTTCCAGTTAGTGGAAGTGGTGAACTCTGCGTCGGTGGGGGTCTCCTTAGCAATCTTATCCGCGTCGAAGCTCAGACCGTTGGGGTGCAGGATGAAGGCGCGGTTGTTGTACAGGATGTCCGTACCGCCTGCCTTGGCTGCATCGTACTCGGTGGTGTCCGGGGAGATGACCTTGGGGTTTGCGGTCAGAACGGAACCCTGACCCAGCAGGAAGGTGTTGTAGTTGGTGCCGTCATCGGTGCCGCGGTCGTTCTCGATGACGACCAGGCCGTTGATGGTGGGCAGGCTGACTTCCTTCTGGAGCACATTGGTGATGGTGTACTTGTTGTAGTTCAGCAGGCCCAGCTTCTTATACTCGGCCATGATCTTGGAGTGCACCACCAGCAGGCCGAACTTGCCGGAGAAATCGCCCAGGGCGCTCTGCTGCACGTCGATCAGCTGGTTTGCGGTCACGCCGCCGGTCTTGACGGTCAGAGAGTGGTTCTCCAGGCCGGTAACGCCCAGAGCGGCGTTGACCAGCTTGACCAGCAGGCCCTGCTTGTACATGCGCCAGTAGCGGCCAGTGTTGCGGGCCACAGCAGCCATAGGATCAGCCGCGGTCAGCTCACGGGTCAGCTCGGTGGCTTTCCAGGCCTTCATGCGGTCGATACGAATCCAGCTCTGCTTGCCGCCGGAGATCTCGGTGGGCACGTTGTCGGCCACGCCGTCGCGCACCAGAGGAGCGTCCTGATCGGGGTCGAGGGGGTTGTAAAAGCGGATGGTACCCTGCACGCCGCCGTTGTCCAGGGCGGAGGCCATGCTCTGGTCGTTGGCCAGAATGCCGGATGCAAGGATGGAATCGGAGAAGGTGGCCTCCTGATCTACGAAGCCCTGATAGACCTCGGGGTCAAACGGGAAGCCGCCAAAAGTGCCGGTGATAGGCATATCTCATTACCTCGTTAGTGTCGTGCAGCCCTCACCAGTGTGGAGAGCTGCTGGAAAAGCGCCGGGTTGCGGGTGCGCAGGGCCATGCGCTCGGCACCGGTCATCTGGAGAAACTCCTGCAGGGTGGGCTGTGCACTGCCACCCTGGCTGCGGGGCTTCGGGACGATGATCGGGTTGCCCTGGGGCTCGTTGCCCGGCTGCGGTTCGGAGCCGCCATCCTGCGGGGCGGGGGAGCCCTGCTGGAAGAGGTACGGCTTGCGGGATTTGAGATCAGCGAATGCCTGCTTGACATCCTCCGCCTGATTCTTGCTCTCACGCAGTGTAGCTCTGTCCGGCAGCAGCTGGATCACGTCCGCCTCATCCAGAGCGCCTGCCTCCCGGGCAGCGCTGCGCAGCACGTTGTTGAATGCGTACTCGGCAGCCTGGGTGTTCAGCTGGTTCGTCAGGTTGGTGATCTGACTGCGCAGGTCGTTGACATCCACGCCCTCAAAGGCGGCCAGTCCCTGCTGAGCGGTGGCCAGCTGCGCCTGCAGGCCCTGTACAGTGGCCTGGTAGGTGGCTGCGTCCTGCCCGTGCAGGCGCATGATCTCGTTGATCTGCTCCTCGGTCAGACCTTCGATGGCTCTCAAATCCTCACGTTTCATGGTTTTACCTCCCGGAGGGCGTACAGCAGATGTTTCGCGCTGCCGGTCGCGGTGCCCTCTGCGCCGCTTGTACACCGGGCGCGTGGTGTAATCTGGTGTTATCGTATCACAAACCAGGGGCCCAAAACGTTACGACTTGAGCGCTGCATACCTGAAACAAAGCATACAGAAATTCCTATAAACCCTACGCGGGCGGGCATCAAGCGTGCCCTCGCGTGTATGTATTCTTATTTTCTTCTAATAAGGGTCTTTATATAAGGCTTGAGTAGACATTGTATGCTTTGGCCTGAAAACCCGCATGAACACTCACTTTTTCGTGACTACAAAGTTTGTATTGCACTGAATGTTGCAAGCGACTAGAATTTTGTTGCAACCGTATGCAAGTAAAATGCCCCGCGCCGGGAGGTTTGTCCTCTTCAGCGCGGGGCGTTTTGTGGTGTAGCGGTCACTCCTCGTCCGGTGCAAGGATAAGCTGGGAGCCGTCCGGGAGGGTGAACGCCAGCTTTGCGCCGCAGAGGGCGGCGGCCTTGGCGAGGTCTCTGGCCGACCAGCTGTCCCGTCTCAGCTTGTTGCTCATGGCCTGCGGGGTGGTCATCCCGAAAGCGGCGGCGAAGGTGTTCTGGTCGGTCTCGGTCAGCTCCAGAAGAGCCTTTACTCGGCTTGATGTGGTCATCTTGGGTCACTCCTTTCTGCCACAAGGATATGACTTGCCGGGGCAAAAGTCAACAACAAAAAGAAATTAAAAAATAAATCAAAAACAACTTGACTTTGTTTCCATGCAGAGGTAACATACAGCCACCGAAAGGGTTTTGGAATAAAAATAACGGAGGAAAACGAAAAATGAGATGTGATGATTGGGCATCCGCAGCGGCGCTGTATGACGGCGGCTGGCGGGCAGAAGACCGGGACGAGCTTGTAGCGGAGTACGACCTCTCCGAAGAAGAGGCAGACGCAATCTGCGAGGATCTCCGCAGGATGGATGAGAAGGAGGGTTGAGCCATGAAGAAAGATGAACTGCGCCGCCACCTGGGCACCGTAACCCTCGGGCTGGATACTCAGTGGGGCCTCATGCACCGGCAGGACTTGGATGACAGCACTCGGGTGGCTGCCGCTGGGCAGTATCAGGGGATGCTCTTCACCATCACTGCTCTGGGCGGTGATTGACTGCGGGATGACAACAACAAGCATCGGGTGTTCCTGATGGGCGAATCCAGCCGGGACACCGACGAGTACAACAGCAAGGAGGACTGAACCATGAAAGAGCGTGCATTGACCTACGAGGAGTTCATCGCACTGGCCAAGGCAAACTATACCAAGGGCGGCGATGGCTACGTCGAGTGCTGGGATGACCGCACCTTCACCTACTTCGTGAAGGAGTTCGGGCCCATCACCAAGACCCAGGCGCTGCAGATGTTCGCTGCGGCATTCGACGAAGAGAAGGAAGAACGGGCAATCGCCCAGGCAGCTGCGAAAGGAGAATGGTAACCATGAAGAAGCTGAACATCACTTACGACACCGCAGAGATCGAGAACGGTGAGAAGATCGTCGGGGAGACCTGCTACACCGTCACAATGCAGGACGCGCTGGCCGAGCAGCTGCTCCGTGACCCCGGCTCCTGCGGGGCCATCGATATGGCCCACCTCGAGTTCCTGCTCCAGAGCGTGGAGATCCTGCAGGGCCGGAGATTCGTGGACGGCAGCATCAAACACTATGAACTGGTAAAGGAGGGCTGATCTATGAAAACAAGCGCATTCAACCGCATTTATGCGGAAGCCCAGCACGTCAATATCCAGAGCAGCGAGTGGTTCAACTTCGCCGGATTCTTCTGGATGCAGTGCACCGAGCACCAGCTGTCGAAGATGCGGGAGCTGCTCCGGGCACAGGGTTGCAAGACCGTGCAGAAGGACGATGGTGTGTGGTTCGCATTGGACAACGGCATTCTGATTAAGGCAAATTGAGGAGGGCTGATCTATGAAGAAAGTCAACTGGAAGGTGTACGGCGAAGCGCTGGATGCACTTCAGGCGCAGTTCTCTGCGGAGGACGGCATCCAGATCCACAACTGCAACTTTGCTCGGCAGGGTACCCCGGTGAAGATGGGTGTCCAGTGGGCCTCCCTCGGAACCAAGAGCCCGGAGGAGGCTGCCGAGTATGCAGACCGGATTCTGGATGCTGCCATGGCGGCAGAGCACTTCGTGTATAACGGCTACGTGGTGGACTATAAGGGAGGCGATCAGTGATGCGTGGATTCCGTGCGGAGATGGGCGGTCAGTTCTGGCACGAGGGTCAGGCTGAGCGGCGCGGTCACTGGTTCGCATACCATTCAATCGGTAGGGATGTATAAGGGGTGAAATGATGGAATCTTTACATTTTAAGGTCGATTCGCCTGCAAACTTTGTTAAGCTGGCCTGTACAATTCTTTTTGAGCGAAAAGAAGAACTGGTGAAGGAGTACGGCTCAGTTTGGCATGATGTGTTTGACGGGAAATCTGGGGATCAGCGTTTTCAGCAGTTCATGGAAGAACTATTCCCGGATGGATGTACCATCGGAGAACGGGAGCTGAATCGGCTGACGGATCAGGCGATTCGGTTTTTGAAAACAGATACGGTTTGCCTCGACTTGAAAGCGGGATACGACAAGATGCGGTTTACTTTCTGGGTGTACTTCATTCCAGAGCATAAGGTTTATCCGTGTCAGTTTTCACAGCACGAAGAAACCGTCATTGATATACTGGTTAATTTTTTCGGCGTGAATGTGCAGAAGTATAGCGTGGATAGCTTGCAAAAATTTATACTTGGCGCATTTCAGATTCAGTCCAATAATACTTCTGTGCGAGCCATTGCTGATGATTCTGCGTATATTCAGCGGACGGTGTATTATAGGGCTGATGGGTTACGCAGAGCCGGTAAATAAGTAACAGAAAAGGCCCGTAGGCGTTTAACCTACGGGCCTTTTCTACTGTCATCACGAAACACATCTTGATGAGCCGCACATTGAGTTCGTATGTGCGCGTTATGGAGGTGCATTCCTTCAGGGCGTTTTCGATGTTTTATTTATCGGACTTTCTCGAGCTCGCCGGTTTCGATGTTCACAAAATATTCGGCCAGCACAGTTCCGCTGCCCAGCATCTTTGCGTCGTGCTCTTCCTTGGCAACGTACTCCTGTACGGTTACGTCCAGGTCGCCGCCCATCACCATGATTTTGGTGGTCGTGTTGTAGTTGAAGTTAACGATGAAGTGAATCTCGCTGTCGTCCGTGAAATATTGCTTGTAGTAGTCCAGGGCATACTCGCTCATGTCGATGTTCTCTGCGATCAGCGAAATACGCCATTTCCCGGTGGTATCATTCCGGACTTTATCCGCTCTAAAGCTGATGCCATCCAGCGGCGAGGATTCTGTGCTGGCGGGTTTTGCCTCTGGTGCGGTGCTCTCGGCCACGGAACTGGCCGGGACGCTGGATGCCACGCTGCTTGCAGTGCTGGAAGCGCTGCTGCCACAGGCGGTCAAGCTGACGGCCAGCGCGAGCAGGACGATGCCCGCCTGGACATGGTTCTTGATTTTCATAGGGTGAGACCTCCTTTATTCTGGCCTGAAGTATAACACGGCCTTTTCAGAAAGTCCAGCACGACTCATTTTCTCGCCTGGGCTGCTGCGCTGGAGGCCTCGCTGCGGCCAAAGCCGGGCACGCTTTCTCGCAGCTGATACTGCTTGAGCCCGGTCTGCTGGAGGAAGTCCTTCAGCTTGTCTCGAGAGGCCGCCAGCTTGGCCGCTGCGGCCTTTTCTGTGTCCTTCTGGCCGCTTTCCTTGGCAACCAGAAAGGCCCGTTTCTCGGCCCTGATCTGGCGCTCCTGGGCACGCTGTATCTGGGTTGCTTTGTACCGTCCGATCTCCTTGCCGTTGTAGGATACAGTAGCTGCGTTGATTGCGGCCAGCCTCTCGGGCGTGTAGCTTCGCACACTTGCGCCCTCCCAGTACATGCTCCAGTTGTGAGCGCAGTTGGCCCCC